CCCGCTCCAGAGCCAGAACCCGCTCCAGAGCCAGAACCCGCTCCAGAGCCAGCTCCAGCTCCGGAACCATCCGGTCCTATCGTTAGTGACGATAGGGATGAGGAAGACGCAGGAGAAGTCAAGTAATCTAAAAGCTACAAACTTTTTAAATTGAGCTCCGCTTCGGCGGAGCTTTTTTATAACAAACAAAACAAAAAAATGAAAAATATAATCCTATTGATGGTAACAGCCCTATTATTCGCCGGATGCACTTGGACCTTCGTAAAGTCCAATGATAACAAATTAAAAACCGACCCACCTAAATTTACATTAACTGTAATAAACCATACTGACTCCCCTATGAAATGGTCACAAACTTGGGCTCTGACGGGGGGCGACTCCGGAATAGTAGCGGCGGGAGCTACTGTCGCTTTGTCGTCTAACGAAACCGGTGGAGATGTAATTACGATTAATCCAGTACCGCCTAAGAAAATTAAACAACCAAACCCACAAAATGGAACGTTTCAAATGACTTACGGTTGGGATGGCAAAATCGCACGTGTTTATGCTGATAATATCCAAAACAATGGCAACCCCACCAAAGGTTCTCATTCTAAGGAAGCCAACTGGATTTACGCAACTAAATGGTTAAAGCCTTCAGGTGTCCAAACAAACACGAGTAATACCGTAACGTTTACGACGGAACCTTTCTGAAAAGCTCTTCGAGCTTTTAGGTCACAAACAAGCTTCCCAGTGTAAAATAAAGGGCGCAAAAGCCACGCCAAAAGCTACGTTAGTTTTCGGTTAGGTTTTTGCTTACGTTATGAAAAAAATGACTATTACGAAAATACATATACGATCTGCAGCAAACTTTTTTGGTTTGATGGGGGTTGCTACGGGCGCTATCACAGGCGTAGTACTTCCGGTGTTGGCTTTTGTCGGCACAGGTGCACTAGGTGATGTTGATGGTGGGATAAGTAAGATTAGCACGGTAGTTTCTGGAAATCTGGGAAGCATCGCGGCTTTTGGAATCGGCGGTTGGGTTGGAGGCGCAGCTTATGCGTGGATAGCTAATTGGGCACTTCATTTCACGAATGGAGTTTCGGTCGACGCCAAGTAGTAGCTAATCGATAATAAAAAGCTCTACGAGCTTTTAGGGAACCCCTCGCTTAACAGTGGGGGGTTTTTTTATGGAGTATTATATCTTTGGGGTTTCCCCTTTTTAAACCATTTTATAGAGGAGACTTCGTAACCGGATTTTTTAACCATTGTTTTTATTTTAGAGGGGTGAATTTCTATACCCCAGTACTCAAGAGAGAGAGTGCCCTTATTGACATCTATTTTTAGCTCCTTAACGAGAGGATCATTTTCGAAGGATTTTTTAAGGCCCATGCCGCAAAAGGAACAGACAAGACCTTTAATTCTTATCTCCACGTCAGGATCTATATTCGGAGCTCCGGTTATATTTAAAGAAATCGCAAAAAGTAAAATCAGAAGATGCCTCATGATCCGCCCTTGTTGCGAGAAGTGGTTCTTGCGGTTTGTGCGTTGTGTGCGTTATGTTTGGCAATCTCTACTTCTATGATTCTCATTCTGTCTTCCACCCGGTTAATGTCAGTAGTATTGGAGGTTATGGCTTTTTGAAGCACTGTCATCTCGGTTATTTTTTTATCCATTTGGATTAATTGCTGTTCTATTTTTTCAAATTCTATTTTACTGGGAAACAATGTTTGAAGGTAACCTAGAACAAATAATCCTATCATGGGAGCTACCTTGAGAAACGTATCAAGGTCTGCGAAACTTACTCTACCTTTAGTGTCTTGCATGCAATAAAATATTACACGAAAACGAAGGGAAGTGTAAAATATATTGATGAGAACCCTTATATTCTACGAAGGAATAGTGGAGCCCCCCACCGAATCTTTAGCGATAAGGGGACTATGCCTTTACGCCAATTTTTTTCAAAAGAAACGACAAATATTATTAGAGACTGAAAAGAATAATACTGACCTATATTACAAGTGGGCAAAGCACAATGGGCTTTGGGACTTCATTGAGGACATCGTTCACCCGGAGCACGACATCTACGGTTTGAGAATAGCTACGGTAAAAGTAAAGCCGCCATCCATTAAAGTGGATAGAATATCTTGGGACAACCTAAATGACATATTATATAGAATAAAGTAATTTTTTTACCTTCTTCCATACCTGTCTTCTATTCGTACTATGTCATCTTCGAATAAATAGTCTCCAACTTGGACTTCGATCATTTCGATGAAATCCGAGGTATGGTTGGCTATGCAATGTTTTTCTTTTATTGGAATATATATTGATTCGTCTACATTCAGCTCACTAACCGTTTCTCCCACGGTTACAGTGGCTTTTCCATAAACGACAGTCCAATGTTCCGAACGTCGGTTATGATACTGGAGCGACAGCTTTTCCCCAGCTTCGACAGTAATGCGTTTTACCTTGAATCCTTTACCCTCGTCTAGGATAGTGAAGGAGCCCCATGGGCGTTTTTCTGTATAATTACTCAAGGGATAAGTTTTCCTATGACCTCTTCTATTAATTTGTCTTTTGCTTCTTCAACCGCTTCTTCGGCGACCTTCTCTACTACTGCCTCTACGGCTGTTTCTATGGCCTTTTCTTTTATATCTTCGCCCTTGACGACCCAAAACAGCACTCCGGCTCCCAGAGCTAAAATTATAGCGCCTATAACCAATTTCTTTTTCATATCTTATGTTACACCAATAGGGGGTATTACCCCAACCTTTTGACTCGGGTGGGAGCTATTCCCAATCTAAAAGCTCGCCGAGCTTTTGAAACCTAGCAAATGCGCGTTTTATGACTGGCATGATTCTTGCAGTGTAATACATGTTATGTTTATTAAACGTATACTCAAAATCGGGCTGGTAGCTATTGTGGCGTCAGCGTTAACAACTATACAGGCTCAGCCTGCACCTAAGCCAGATAAGCCCATAAAAGAAAAGCTCGAACGTGGTGGAAAGAAATGGAATTCCGAGAAAGTTAAAAGCCGCCTTAAGGCCGCCTTTGAAAAGCGCAGGAAGCATCGTGGAGACGCAAAGAAGCGTGGTCATAAAGTTCGCGACCGAAAGAAGGGTGACCATAAGAAGGGTAGCGGCTTTGGTAAGATGATAAGGGACGACGCCAAAATCAAAGAACTAAAAGCAGCCTTTGCGGAGGCGACAAAGGGCCGCAAGGGGACTTTTGATAAAGAAGCGTGGAAAGACGCCTCGGACGAACAGAAAAAGGGCCTAAGAGAGAAAATGGCAGCCGGGAGAAAAGAATGGTATGAGAAGATGAAATCCCATCGCGAAGAGGTCGGCAAACGAGTAAAGGAAATTCGCGAAGAGTTCAAAAACAATAGGGATAAAGTGATCGACGGCAATAAACCGGGAGAATAATTCATGAACCTGCTAGATTACAAATCATTCGGTGCTGGTGTTCTATTGACGATAACCGTTGTCCTTAGCACTGGTTTTGTAAGGAGCGACTACCTGACCCCTATCCCTTGGGGTTCAAATCAGCAGTGGGAAGTCACTACCTCTAACACCACCAATATTCTCAAAGGCTGGGAACCATTTGCTTACGATAGCAACGATAACTTTGATCCACTTCTTTTACGACGTCGTATCAAATAATTAGCAGAGACAGAAAAACTAAAAGCCCCGCAGTAGCGGGGCTTTTTTGTTAACGAGAACAATTGATCGGTATTAATATAAGTCCGAATAATCTATGGCGTTAGTGTTAGCACTAACTTTGATGCCAAATTTTTTAGCTGCCGTCTTAATCTTACGGAGAGCAGCTTTTTTAGCTTCGGGGCTAATGTCTGTTTGATCCAGTCTCGCTAAAGCGTTCCTGACGTGGGCTGCGTCGGGGATAGGAAGGTGACGAAGTGAACGAGGAACCGTTTTCCCTGAGTCATCTTTTTTTCCACCGGGTTGGATATAGGCAAAGTCAGAGTCGGGCAAGTCATTTTTTTGCTTACTACTCATTTTGGCTGCTTCTGTTTTCTTTTTCCAGTAAGCTTTCTTTTCCTTATCGTATTTTTCGTCCTTCTTTAAATCATGAATTTCAACACTCTTTTTTTCTGAAGGCATACCCTTCTTAAGTTTATTGATTTTACTCTTGTCGTCTTTAACGGCGTCCTTTTCGTGTTCTCCCTTTTCCTTCTTGGAGTCACGCTTAAGTTCTTTCTTGTTAATCTTGTCCCACTGCTCTTTTGTTTTGGCCGCTTCTGAAGAGTCTTTCACAGGGACGCATTTTTTCTTGTCTGCGCTTACCTCGTATCCCGGTTTGCATTTAGGTGGATAACCAGCTTTTTCTTCGGCGAGGAGACCACTTTCTTTATACTGGAGGATTTGGCCACTAAAATCGATCTCTTTCATTCTATTAATGATTACACTTATTTTTGGGTTCTTTCCATTAATTTTGGATACCTTCCAAATGGTGGGGGTTTTGACTTTCCGAGATTTTCCTCGTCTTTATAATACTCAAACTCTATATCGACAAAGGCGGGAATCTGGATTCTTACTTTTTCCAAACGCCCTTTCTCGTCAATTCCTCCCGACTTACAAGAGCACAGAAATACCACAATTATCAGGACTATCTTTTTCATCTTTTTTTAGGAGGCGTTTTAGGAGCAGGTTCTACTTCAGGTACCACTCTAACTTTCATGGGGGGCGGATAAATAGGGACTTCTTCGATGCCTACGTAACCGGGGTCTCCTCCAGTAGGCAGGTAAGGGACTTTACCGTTTTGCATTAGTTTTTTTTCAATTGTTAACTGTTTAAGTTGCTCGTTTGGGACGACCATTTTTGAGGCCCGATCTGTCATGTAAAAGCAGGTAGTTCTTATACCCACTCTTACTATTCTCGCTTGACGCCCCGATATGTAGATTATATCATCATTATTGAAGTCGTTCCCCATAAAAACCATTATGGCTTGGGCAAAATTCATTATCATATCTTTGGCAAGGATAGCTCCTAGAGCCGCGAGGACAAACCATCCGTATTCTCCTACTAAATCTTGAGCCACTTTCTCGGCTTGGTCTGGGTTTAGTCCTCCTTTTCCCATTAAACCAACAATCTGGGGAGCAGCATTGGTAATCTCGTTCATAACTTTACTTCTGTAATTACACTAATTTGGTGTAAATTACATTGATGCCGAAAGTAAAGAGTCCAAGGGGTCTTGAATCCCTTGAAATTTTGGACGGAAAGGTGAAAGTTCACCAAAGGGAAACTCTTAGACAAAAAGATACCTTTTATATAGACGAACTTAACTGGACAGAGAAGCAGAAAAAATTCATAGATCTATCCTTAGGAAAAGACACTAGAGTAATTTTATGTAAAGGACCCGCGGGAAGCTCGAAAACTCTCATGGCGGTTTACGCTGCTCTTAATTTGTTAAATTTAAGCAAGTTATCGGATATAATATATATGCGATCTGCCGTAGAGAGTTCTGACTCCAGACTTGGTTTTCTGCCCGGAGATGCTGATGAAAAACTCCATTACTACAATCTACCTTTCATGGACAAACTAGACGAATTGCTCCACGAAACCACAGTCAAAAAACTCCAGAAAGAAAAGAGGGTGTCTATCCATCCAGTAAACTTTGCTCGAGGAATGAGTTGGAACTCAAAAGCTATAATTATGGACGAATCTCAAAACAGTTCTATTAGAGAGATAGTCACCGTATTAACGAGAATAGGAAAATATTCTCGCGCTTTTATATTGGCAGACCCAATGCAGACAGATCTTAAAAATGGAAATAGAGGGGGTTTTGACAAAATCTTTGACGTCTTCGACAATGAAGAAAGTCGAGAGATGGGAATAGAAACCTTCGAATTCACCGCAGAAGACATAGTCCGCTCTGAATTGACCAAATTTGTTGTTACTAAAATCGCAGAGTTGGAAACTATTTAATTTGTTTGTTTATTAACCCTGCGAGAACGGAAGAGAACTTTCTTACCTCTCTTTCGCTTTTGTCCCAGAAAAAGGCGTGAGTTACTTCTTCTATTAAAGTGCTTAATTTCCTGCGTTTTTTAAGGGTGGGGTCAACTAGAATCTTGGGATTTTTTAGATCTGGAGAATAGCACAGTCCATCAGCATTATAAGTATGATGGGGTTTTTTCCAAAGTAGTTCGTATTCTATGCCGTCCGAATTCTTGAATTTGATATTTTCCATACACCTATAATATACACTTTTTTTGAAAAAATAATTATTACTGGTAGAATAGTGTAATAAGCTTATATGAAAGTGTACTGTTCAACTTGCGGATCTGGGACCAACTACACCATGACGAAACCTAAATTTTGTAGTTCGTGTGGTGGAGCTTTTTCCGCGTTGGCTAAAGCTCCCGCCAAAAGAGTGTTCAAGGCTAACCCACAGAACCCAGTCGCGACCGTTCAAGAAGAAGTCGAAGAGGAAGAATTCGAAATGCCAAACATGGACAAACTTGATATAGATATTAATACATCTAGGTCATTCGGAATTGTGTCACTGAAGGATTTAGCTGTCGGTGAGGCGCAGCAAAATGATGGTTACGTGAGGGAATCGGATCCTACTTATTCTAAAGAGTCTTTCTCTGAAGATTTTAGAAGGGACGCAGGATCATCTCGAAACCATGAGTCGACGCAAGAAACCCAAGTTTGAAGAATTAATTGATCAAATAGATCTAGAAATAAGAAAAAGAAAATCCAAGTGGAACCTAACGGCCCTTTCGTGGATGGACTTTGATGATGTTTCTCAGATTTTAAGAATTCATATTTTTAAGAAGTGGCATCTATACGATATCAACAAACCTCTTAATCCGTGGATTAATCGCATAATTTCCAACCAGATAAAAAATCTTATTAGAAACAACTATGGGAATTATTGTCGTCCATGTTTAAAGTGCGCTGCAGCTGAAGCCGGTGATTTGTGCTACATATACGGAAAACAATCTGAAGCGTGCCCCCTCTACGCAAACTGGACAAAAACAAAGAAGCAAGCCTACGATGCGAAGTTACCAGTTTGCATCGATGATCATTCTCACGAGCTTAATTCGGCAGAGTATTCTGGGTTTGACGTACTCGCAATGATGGAAAAGCTTAATGTCAAAATGGAGGAAACTTTAAAACCGGCCGAGTGGAGAATATACAAAGCTCTTTACATTGATAACCTATCGGAGGAGGACGCCGCTACCTTAATGGGGTACAAAACTAACGAAAAAAACAGGGTCCCGGGATACAAGCAAATCAAAAACGTTAAAAAATCAATAATCCAAAAAGTCAAAAAGATGTTAAATGATGGGGAGATAGAAATAATATGAGCGCCAAAAGTATCGATCTAGATGAGAGTCAGCAGTTGGCTTTGTTGAACGAGTGGAACAATCGACCGGATGATCCACCCTATATCAAAGAGTTGATTGAATTGGTATTCCCTGATGTACCCGAGGATAAGAGGGACGGAAGGTCAAAATACGGAAGAGCTGTGAAAAAATTTCTCGCCGAGAAGAGTCTCAAGGCAAAGGTGTCCCATAAGTACTACCCAAAAGAGAAAACTGAACTCACCGAAGATCAGAAAGAATTTATAACAAATAATTGCGGGGCCATGAAGCCTATGGAGCTGGCTCGGATCACTTTCGATGACCCTACGATTTCCCCCTTGGATCTTAGGTACAAAGTATTGTTTGATTTTCTCAAGACAATAAACAACAAAGTTAAATATTCTGACGTAACGGATGAGGAGACTGCGGCGGAAGCGGGCTATTCTCCACCGAAGTCAGAAGCTCGAGCATTAGTTAGGGTTAATAAGTATGTTTACAATGGAATCGACAAGGACAAAGTCACAACCAAGATAAAGAGAAATTTGTATACCTTGATTGGATACATGCATACCTTTCGTTTTCTTCATCAAATTGGAACTTACAATATCGAGACGGACAGAGAATTGTTTGAAAGTAGTTTCGTCAGATATACGTGGGATAAACCCGACCTAACTCAAGAGGAGGTAGACCAGTATATTGTCCTCTCTGCGGAAGTGGTTATTGCTTCCAATATCCAGCGACGAGTTGAAAGATTGCAGCAGCTACTAGATCAAAACGCTGAAGATACAGAAGGCCGACGGATGGCCATGAGCTTGGTGGAAGCTATCAACACTGCTCAAACAGAATACAACCAGTGTGTAAACCGACAGACTAAACTGCTCAATGAGCTAAAGGAGAATCGAAGCCATCGAATGAGCAAGATGATGCAGGAATCCTCTTCCATATTGAACCTCGTAGAACTTTGGAAAGATGAAGAGTCTAGACATAAAATGATTAAGATAGCTGAGCTCCGGAAAAAGAATGTTTCCAAGGAAATCGAGAGGCTGACCTCTATGGAGGAAATCAAATCTCGTATTATGGGAATCAGCGAAGAGGAAGTTTTAAATGGTTGAATGTAACGTTTGCAAAAAAGAATTCAGAGAAGACAAAAATCTTCACTTACATATAAAAGCTCACAAGCTGGCTATAGGGAGCTACTACCATACCCAGTTTCCCAAGTATGACTTACACACCAAGGAGCTAATAAAATTTAAAAATAAAGAACAGTATTTTTCCGCAGACTTTAACACCAAAAGAAATTTAAAAAGTTGGCTGAAAAACGTTTCCTTGGAAAAAGCCAGAGAGTATTGCAAAGGGCTCCTAGTAAAAAGAAAGAAGGAAAAAAGTTTAAAGTATACCCCCACGGAAGTAGAGCTCCGAACACTTTTGGTTCCTCCTGTCTCTTATTACCAAACAATTTTCAAAGACTACTACAAGCTATGCGAAGAGATAGGTCTTAAAAATAAGCTCGGTCCTTTACCCAAGCAACGGCAGGATGGAAGAATTGAATTTAAAGAGGAGTTTAATGATGAGCATCTTATCTTTGTTGATTCTAGAGAGCAAAACCCCCTAAAGATAAAAGACTTCCCTACAGAAGTTAAGGGGTTGAAGTTTGGAGACTACTGCCTTAACGATAAAGACAAGACAGGGAACTGCTACATCGAAAGAAAGTCTGTCCCCGATCTTATTGGAACTCTGAGCTCGGGTTTGGAAAGGTTTAAAAACGAAATAAAACGTGCCGAGGAAGAGGATGCGTACATGGTAATTCTCGTTGAAAGAAAGCTGGAAGAATGTTTAGCGTTCAACAAGCTTCCGTACGTTTACAAGAAGAATACTCGAGTAACTCCAGATTTTATTTTCCACAATGTCCGGGAGCTAATTCAAAAATTTGCACATATCCAATTCTTATTTGTAGACGGAAGGGTGGAGTGCGTAAGGATCGTGAAAAAACTTTTACTAACCCAGATACTAAAAACCAAATTTGATTTACAGTTAGCGTATGATTTAAAATTATTGTAATATGTGGTATTGTCCAGAAAAATATAATCACCCCATCATTAATACAAATAAGGAGTCCCTTGCTCTGAAGGGGGAACTTGGGGATCGACAGGCTAAAATCACACTAGCTAAGTTTATGAGGTCTAATCTGGGGTTCACTACCGAACTTTTATCGGGAATCAAATTAGCCCTCTACCAAGAGATAACTTTAAAGGCTTTTTTCAATAGGAACTTCAGCATGTGTGTATGGGGACGTGGCTGCGGAAAAACCTTCATTGCGGCCGTCTACTGCTTCCTTCAGTGCATTTTTGAGCCTCGCACCAAGATCCTCATCGCTGGCCCTACTTTTCGTACAGCCCGCTTTATTTTTAACAACATCGAAAAGATCGTAGAGTCTAAGGAGGCGCAGATGTTAGCTCACGCTTTCGGCGCGAAGTCTAAGCGTAACGATCAGTTCGAATGGAAAATTAACGAAGGTACCATAACGGCCATTCCGTTGAGTGGAGAAAAGATTCGAGGTTTTCGCGCTAACATTCTGGTTTTGGATGAGTTTTTGCTGTTGCCAGAGGATACTATCAAATCAGTATTGATGCCTTTTTTGGTTGCTCCTCAAGATATGGCGGAGAGGATAAGGATAAGGGAACTGGAGGATGACCTTATTGGAAAAGGAGAGATGAAGGAAGCGGACCGGATTGTGTTTGGGAACAATTCCAAAATGATAGCTTTATCTTCCGCAAGTTACAGCTTCGAGAACCTGTACCGAACCTACAAGGATTGGATGGGTAATATTTATTCGGATGATATTATGCAATCCAATTACTTTATTTCGCAGATGGGTTTTGATTCTATTCCTGCCGATATGATTGATAGCACTGTAATTGAAGAAGCTAAGTCGGGAGGAGCGTCAAATTCATCTTTTATGAGGGAGTACGCAGCTCAGTTCACTGATGGGAGTGACAGTTATTTTAGCGCAAAGAAAATGCATGCATGCACTATCCCAGATGGAGAGAAGCAGCATACGCTAGTAAAGGGAGAGCCTGACAGGGAGTATATCTTAGCTATTGATCCCAGCTTTAGTAACAGCCCTTCGTCTGATTATTTTGCAATGTCTGTTCTGGAGCTGGACGAAGAGAGATCCATGTTTTCCACGCTGGTCCATGGGTATGCGGTTGCTGGAGGAAACTTGAAGGATCACATAAAATACCTTCACTATCTAGTAACCCACTTTAAATTTTCGATGATTATCATCGATAACGCAGGGTACCAGTTCATCGATAGCGCCAATGAATCCGAGCTATTTCAAAGCTCCCGCATAGATATTAAATTTTTTGATTTCAATAGCGACAAGAATGGGGTTGATTACCAGAAAATGCTTTTAACAGCCAAGCGCCAATACAACCGAAAAGAAAACGTAATCTGCTTTAAACAGTTGTTTTCTACTACTTTTCTTCGGGAAGCTAATGAGCACCTTCAAGCGTCCATTGACCACAAGAGGATTTGGTTCGCTTCTCGTACGGCTGCTTGCGGAAGCTTCTTCGACAAAGTGTCATCACAGGCCGTCCCTCTTAAAATGATGCCCTACGAAAACAAAGGTGACCTTATTGAATTTCAAGACGACATAGTTCACCAGTCGAAAAAGCAGTGCGCTCTGGTGGAAGTTAAAACCACAGCGAAAGGGAGCCAAACATTCGATTTACCTCAGCATCTGAAGAGAAGCTCGGCGGTAAACCGAGCCCGTAAAGATAACTACACGACTTTAATGTTGGGGAATTGGGCTATTAAGTGCTACAATGATCTTAAAAATACTAAGGTGGAGCAAGTTAACCATACATTTACTCCCAGAATGTTAGCTTAGGTGTAATTTTAAAGTAAAAGATGGCGGTAAAGAAGAAAACGGAACAAGGTGCGGAGCCTTTAATGGCTAAGCATGAAACTGTAGCTAGCTCTACACGTACGCGTAGGAATAAGGCCGCAGACATCATTCGAACCGATCGTTTCAGGAATATTGAAAACGGGATGATTCCGTTCAAATATTCTCGTGGGGTTTCCAACAACTCAAATATTGACGTTAGGGACACTATAATTCTTTGCCAAAAAGCTTACTACAATTTCTCTGTTTTCAGGAATACTATTGATTTGATGACTGAGTTTTCTATCAGTAATTTGTATTATACTGGTGGGAGTCGTAAGTCTAGGGAGTTTTTTGAAACGCTATTTAGGAAGATAAATATCGATGATCTTCAGAGCAGATTTTTTCGCGAGTATTATAGGTCAGGTAACGTTTTCATTTACAGGTTTAATTCTAAGATGGAGAAAAGTGACGCCTTTAAGATTAACCAAACATTTGGATTAAGTGAGGCTAATGAAAATATTGAAATTCCCTCCAAGTACATAATTCTTAACCCTTCTGATATTCAGCTTCAAGGAAGCATAGCTTTCAGTAATGGAGTTTATTACAAAGTAGTTACTGACTACGAGCTGCAAATCCTGCGAAACCCGCAAACAGAGGAGCAGAAAGAGGTCTTCGAAAGCCTGCCAGAAGAAACCAAAAAGCTAATAAAAGACACTAAAAATACAGGGCTGGCCGCCGTCACGCTTCCGCTTGATACCGATAGGCTCGTGGCTGTTTTTTATAAAAAGCAAGATTACGAACCATTTTCAGTTCCCATGGGATACCCCGTCTTGGAGGATATAAACTGGAAGCAGGAAATGAAACAAATGGACATGGCCGTTGCTAGGACAACTAATCAAGCTATCCTGTTGATAACCATGGGGGCCAAACCAGAGGATGGAGGAGTTAATCAGAAGAATCTTATGGCGATGCAGAAGCTCTTTGAAAACGAGTCTGTGGGGCGCGTTTTGATTTCTGACTACACGACTGATGCAAAATTCGTTATTCCTGATATTGGTAATATTTTAGACCCTAAAAAGTACGACGTGGTTAATCAGGACATTCAAATGGGATTAAATAACATCCTGTTAAGTGATGAGAAATTTGCCAACACAAGCATCAAGGTTCAAGTCTTCATGGAAAGACTCAAACAGGGGCGAAGAGTCTTCTTGGAGAATTTCTTGATGCCAGAAATTAGAAGGATTTCAAAGGAAATGGGATTCAAGAATTATCCCGACGCCCATTTTGAAGAGGTAGATTTGAGGGATACCTCTGTTTACTCAAGAATTTATAGTCGTTTGATTGAACTAGGCGTTCTTACCCCAGAGGAAGGAATGCAGGCTATCGAGTCCGGTCGTTTCCCAACTCCGGAAGAATCCTTGGAATCGCAGAAGAAGTTTCAAGGACTCAAGAACGAGGGGTTATACGAGCCATTAATAGGAGGAGCAAAAATGCCTCAAATGTCAGGACGGCCTGCCGGATCCAAGAAACCTAAGGAAGATGACAAAAAGACTCCGGTAGGAACAAAAGCGGCTCTTAATTTTAGCCTTTCTAGGATACAGGAGCATCTGAACCTTTCGGACAAGTTAAACCTAGAGGTGGAAGCCTCCCTTAGGCAGTTGCATAAACGCAAGCGATTAAGCAAGCAGCAGAAAGAAGTAGCTCGAGAAATAACAAATATAGTAATAGCCAACGAAGACCCACCAAACTGGTTGGCTAAAGCAGGACGGTATGCGGCTGAGCCAACAGACAGAAACCACGAAAGAGTTAAAAAGGTACAAGATGTTGCTTATGAACATCAGGTGGATGACTTTTTAGCCGGAATATTATACGCAAGCGTTCATGAAGGGAAAGATTAATGGCACAGCCACGCGTAATTTACAATTGTCAGGCCTTGTATGTCGGACCTGCGCCAGAAACTGAATATAATTTTTTTAATTATCAAGGAGGCGCACCCACTAATGACCACGCCGATCTTTACACAAAGATAAATCGTTTACACAGCGTCGATCGAATTCAATCTATAAGTTACGACATCAATATTCCTCATACCGATATCAACCAACTCAACAAAAGGGGCTTAGTTGATCGACCTATAATAAACCACCCAACGGTAAATCTGAATTTTGATTATTTATTGTGCGGAACAAAAAACGAAGCTCGAATAGGTCTAAATGTAAATTTCCCTAGATTCGAATATCCCTATGTCGGTGAACCCTATTATAATTCCAATTCGAATGTTTCTCTTTTATCGGGGTTTTTTGAGCCCAACAAAAACTCTAAGCTGCGACGCCCGGGTCAAGACTTCGCAGTAAACCAGTATAGGGATTGCAGGAATATTTACGTAGCCGTAAATAAAGAAGGTAACGATGTAGATCAAAGTTACTTTAAAGAAGACTTTACTCAAGCTGACCTTTACCAAGGGATAGATGAAAATGCTCCAAATTATCATGTAATCTCTTTTGGGAATTGTTATTTGGACTCGTATTCTACGCAGGGGTCAGTAGGGCAATTTGCCAAAGCTTCAGTATCTTATACTGCTTATAATGTTAATTTCAATTCCAGCGGAAGTGGCTTTTTAGATTCAAATATAGAAACCAAGAGCGGCACTATAAGTCCTGCAAAAGACGTGGTCATTCCTAGGGTTTTGGCTGAAGAAGGTTACGCCGCTTTGGCTCCCGGAGATATAACTGTAAGCACTGATTCTTTTTCGGGGTTGGGGGTGGATTTCAATAAACTTCATATTCAAAGTTACGGTATAGAAATTAGTTTAAACAAGGAACCCTTGAACAATTTGGGCTACAGGTTTCCCGTAGACAATAGACCTAACTCTCCAATTTTTGCCAATTTACAACTGAATGGCATAGTCGAGTCCGGTAACACGGGCTCTCTTATTGATTTGATTAGTATTAATAGTGGGTATGATTTTACCATAAAAGTAGATCCTAAAGGATGCACGGGAAGCACCGCGGCTCCAATAAATGCGGGAGCAATTCCAATTAAACAACAAGATGAGGCGCTCAGATACTCTTTTGTGGGGGCTAAATTGAACTCCTTTAATTATAATACGGCCATAGGAAATAATAAAGTATTTGACGCTTCTTTTAATGTCGAAATAGACCCAGACGATCAGTCTAAGGGGTTTTTCCTAAGTGGCGTTTTGGGCGCTGAGAAGGTGGAGGATTTTATTTTGTTGGAAGGGGGAGATAATGATAGGTTTTATTTACAGCAGGAAAGTGATGATTTATTAGTTACGAATCTCATTCCCCTCTATTAAAAAGTGTATATTATAATAAGGCGTAAGGAAAAATGGCAAATAAGAAAATATCTCAGTTAAACTCGGTAGACCCATCCGTAGGTATAGGGCCTGAATCGGTGTTCCCTATGGTATCAGGCACCAGTTCTTCCAATTATCAAACTTCGAAAGTTACTTCCGTAGATATAGCTAAATTCGTTCTTAATCCTATTCCCGTGGGTCAACCCGGGATGGAATCTATTGGTTTCACTGGTAATAGCAACATATACTTTAAAAAAACTAACTGGGATAATGCGAGTACAAATGTAGCAGTTAACCCTTATCTGCAAGTAAATTTATCTGATGGACGGTTGATAACGGGCAGTGGAGTGGCAGTTCCTGCGGCTCTTGGGGATCAAATGGGCAACTGTACAGCTACAGAGGATCTTAAGATGCAGGGGTATGACATTATTAGAGCTAATGAAATTTATTTTGGCGGGACAAGTGCTGACGATTACGCTGTTATTGATTACTCATATTACGCTGGAAGCCCTCAATTAACCGTACTAAAAATTCGATCTGACGATCTTACCTTATCGGGAACAAGACACGTAAGCATAAGCGGTCAAGCTTTAGATTTAGCGAGTACTCCTATTTCTGGAAATGTTACTTTCACGGGAGGAAACGTTACAGTAGATCCGAGCAAAGTTTTATTTGTAAATGAGATAAACAGTTATATAGGGGCAAGCGCGGGTGACAAAGCTGTTCTGAGTATTTCCGGTGCGGCTCGATTTTTTACTAATGAAGCGGCTGCTGCTTCGTTCGAAGAGATTGATATAGATTGGAAAGATTCAAACATACAGTACGACACGGTAGACCCAGATAATTTAGATTACGTTTTTTCAAATGTTAGGGATGGCCAAACAGTAACCATGTATATTGAAAACACTCACGCCACAGAAACCTACACTCCCGCTTTTACGTCTGGTACTCCGAATACTGTTTTGTGGGGAGGTACTGGTGGTCCACCTCATGTAGCTCCCCATAGAACTAATGTTTATACTTTTGCCGCTATACATACGGGCATTTTCGCGGCTGCAATTACCGGATATGAATACTAATGTCATTAAATTTTCCCACAGCTTTCTGGAAACAAGAAAATCTCCCCGTAGGAGTAGGAACTTCTATAAACTGGGATACTTCTTTATGGTGGACTAAAGATCCTTCGACGGACTGTGAAACCCCTAACGATTTTGTTGTCGAAAATACTTCCTCCTTTCCATTTAACGTTTGTGTGGGTGGACAAAGTGAAGAGTATTACCCGGGATATTTAGGTTTTACCACTTTTGACGAAGGTCAAAATCTTCCTTTTTACGGGTGGTATCTAAACGGGGGGTACGACAACGCAGGGCAAAACGATTTAAGTGACTATCATAGGGCTAACCCTTGGATAATTCAATCTGACGGAACAGATATTCAACTTTATTACGAAGCGGATGAAGAGACCGCTATGAGTTCTGGAGTTAATAACTCGAATTCATCTATTAACGTAACAAAATATAATCACTTTATTCAAAGCGGAGAAGCTACAGGGTCTTTTACTTTAGAAGCGCAAACTAACTTGGAAATTAAAGTCTCGGGATTGGCTCATGACATATTCGGTAATAAAACTGCCGAAGATAATTATAATCAGATGCTTTTATATCTTTATAACGGATCTTCCGAAGAACTAATTTGCTCAGGTCGTGCTCCCATGGATGATAGGTGGAGTGAAAACGCGTACCCCTTAGCTTCAGAAGTGAATTTAGATGGATCTTTAGTAGATGATATAGACATGCAACAAGTAAAACTTTATGCAGGGGGAGCGTTAAATACAATAGTCAACTCTCAGCAAACGCCAACGGCAAACACATCTAAAGCTCAACCGAGGAGTAACAGTGGAGAATTTGTGGATCAACTAACTAGATACAGTTATTGTAACACTGCTGGAATAGGAACCTTCAATAAGAATAATTTAGCTGCCGGTTCTTACCAGCTTAGACTAAGGAGTTTCACGGCAGACGGCGCATACCAAAGCGGAGCTTTTTACGGATTTAAATTTACTTTTTCATAGTTATGGCGATTACGAGATACGCAGGTGATAGATTTACAATAGCGGATGGGGAAACCAAACCGACAGGGGTTCTTGACGGCGCGTATCTTATAGACACTGGCAATTTGACCCAGTTTGTTAGGAGGACAGTAGGGGGTACTTCTCAGTGGACTTCAATAGCTGGAGGAGGCGGCGGAAGCCCGGGCGGTTCCAACACTCAAGTTCAGTTTAATGACAATGCAGCTTTCGGCGGTACTACTGGTTTAACCTTCGATGGACAAAGACTTTACGCGAATAATTTTCAACTCTCGGGAATCTTATATGATTCTAACGCTTCCGTTGGTGAAGGAGGAATGGTTCTTGCTAACGAAGGGCAAACTGGTGTCCATTGGAAATCTATTGAATCAGTTCTCTCAGGAGTAGGAGGTTCCGGCGTTGCAAACTATGTAGCTCGTTGGTCTGATGAAGATACTTTAACTTCGGGGATTATCTATGATAACGCACAAAAAGTAGGAATCTCTACGGCTTCCCCTCAAGCGGAGTTACATGTTTACGCTGGTACTGTTGCGGGGGATTCTTTATTAGTAGAGTCGACCGCTACGAATGCGGCTGACGCCCCGGATTTGGTTCTCTACCGTAACTCTCCTAGTCCCGCAAATTCAGACGACTTAGGTATTATACGTTTCAGAGGAAAAAATAATGGGGCCGATACAGGGTACGGGGAGAACAAAGTAATCTATGCTGATATAGAAGCTGAAATTACTTCAGTAGTAAGTGGTTCTGAAGGAGGGTCTTTAAAACTTTATACTCAAAATAATGGCTCTCTTGCGTCTCGAATAACTATTACGGGGGATAAGGTCGGCATCGGGATGGCTCCTGCGTTCGCTGGATTAGAGTTGAAAACTCCACCAGTAGGAGATTCCTTTTATATTAAAGACCGCGTTTCAGATGACGATATCATAAGAATGAGCTACGGAGGCACAACTGATGAGGGTTTGATAGATCTCCTTAAAGATGACGCTGTTAAAATACGTTTTCGAGCCAATGCTGCTTCTTATTTTAATGGGGGCAGTGTCGGCATCGGGACTAATGCACCGGGATTTAGATTTGAAGTTCGGGAGTCTAGTGCAACGTGGCTTTCCAGAATTTATAATACAGGTACTGGAAACGGATTATTGGTGCGAGTTGATTCTGGGAGTTCGGACGCTATTTTATCTACTCATAATGGGACAACTCATCTTTTTGTCGTTAAGGGCGATGGTAACGTTGGTATTGGGACTTACACGCCGACCACTTTATTTGAATCTAATGTAAATTCAGCAAGTGTTGGTACAGATTCTGTTACCGCTAGAAATAGCGGTGTTACCACTATTGGTCATAGCGTAGGATATAGGTATCAATTTAATACTGCCGTGCCCGCAGCCAGTAGGGCCATATTAGAACATATTAATAGTGGTCGAGGTAGATTAGGTTTTTTTGTTTCAACCGATGGGGCCGTGGGAAATTTAACAGAGTACCTCTCAATCAAGTCTGACGGCAATGTCGGCATCGGGACTACTGCGCCGGGGGCAAAATTAGATATTTATCAGGACGGTGGCTTTACAGACGATATTCCTACTGCGAGAATTTACCACCGGAACAACCCAGATTCCGGTAATAGTCGGGTTGCAGCATTGAAGGTTGACGTGGGAATGAGCAACGCTGATTTATATCATCATGGATATGTTTCATTGTATCAGCATTTTACAGGTGCCGCTGCCAATTCTCCTATTTTATATTTAAGTTCTAATTCATTTAACGCCTCAGTCAATCATAGACAATGGTGGGGCTTACAAGCTCTAGCAGATACTACTGCGACAGGAGATAGGTTGGCATTTACTTGTGATTTATCTTCTGTTAATCCTACTGCCTCACCAGTTCAGATAATGTCACTTCAAACCGATGGCAACGTGGGAATTGGCGTCACTGCGCCAGCAACTCCACTCCATGTGAGAAAGCTTGGTAACCCCTCATCAGGTGGGAATAGAAACACAGTAGAAGAGGTATTAACCTTAGATGCGACTGGTTATTATCCTTATACTGGATATGGCGTTGGTATAAGTTTCAAAGGGGAAGATTACGGAAATACGGCAATTCGTGAGTATGGAAAAATACAGTCAGTTATGACAGCTCACGCTGACCAAACCCCTGCGGGCGACCCAAGTTTTGCATCAGCCCTAACCTTTTGGACAAATACTGGAGGAGCTTCAGGCACCTTAGCAACTGAAAAAGTTCGTATTGCTTCTGACGGTAACGTCGGCATCGGGACTAATAATCCGGGAAAGAAGCTGGAGGTATATAACTCCGAACATCGCCCTGTATTAATCAAAACTATAGGCAACTATAATCAATTTATAGAGATGGATTCCAACCGTACTGCTGCGGATTCACATACAGGCGGTATTGTTGGCAAATGGAATGGTACAGAAACTGCATCTGTATATTTTAGAACCGGTGCTGACACCGTAAATAAAGATGATGGTTATATTACCTTTCATACTGCTCCGGATGGTAGTATTGTGGAAAGAATGCGAATTGCTTCTGACGGGGCAGTCACTTTTCGGGGGGGTGCTGGAGCAGGTAATTTCTATACCTTCCCAATCGTGGATGGAACCGCGGGGTACCATCTACAAACTGATGGTGCTGGAACTGTAACATGGGCAGCAGGGGGAGCGGGAACTGTAACTTCAATTACCGCTGGGGATGGACTTAGCGGAGGTACCATTACCACTGCGGGTACTATAGCCAACACCGACAAGGGGTCCTCGCAGAATATTTTCAAAAAAGTTAGAACCTCAAATGGTGCTGGAAGCCAAATAGGATTGTCTACGGCAAATTCTAATGACGACACGATTGATTTTCGACAAGGAGCCGGAATCACTTTAGCAACTGCTGGGGATGTAGTGACCATCACTGCGGCGAATAACGGTACCGTAACTGGAACTGGTACAGCGGGTAAGATCACAAAGTGGTCGGGTACGAGCGCTTTAGACGACTCTATAATAACGGAAACTTTATCTGCTATTACCGTGGGTGGTTCAGCGTCAGCTACTGTACTCAAGTCTACAGTGGCTCAGGGCACTGCTCCATTAGAAGTAACTAGTAATACAGTAGTAACCAACCTTAACGCTGACTTGTTAGATGGTCAGCACGCAGCTTATTACGCAACCGCAGCGAACCTGATCGCATCGGGAACTACGAACGCGGCTGGTATCGTTACTAACGCTGCGGCCATCGCCGATAACACATCGAACCTGCTCTTAACAGGAGCTACGAACGCGGCTGGTATCGTTACCAACGCTTCGGCCATCGCCGATAACACATCGAACCTACTCTTAACAGGAGCTACGAACGCGGCTGGT